GTCAACCAGCTGGTAAGCCTAGAAGAGTTAAGTCTCTTAGGAGAAAGAAATAAATGGCAACATCAAATTCAAGAGATTTCGACTTAGATGTCGGTGAAATAATAGAAGAGGCATATGAGCGTTGTGGTTTAGAAATGAGAACTGGCTACGATGCTAAGACTGCTAGACGTTCACTAAATCTTATGTTTGCTGATTGGGCGAACAGAGGATTAAATATGTGGACAGTCACACAAGACACTAAAACTATTACTTCTGGTACGGCAACATATTCCTTTGATGCTACTTATGTTGATCTCTTGGAAGTTGTTTTAAGAAACAGTAGTGGAACAGATTTTACTTTGACTCAAATGAGCCGTAGTGAATATTTAACTATTCCTAATAAAGCAAATAGTGGGCAACCAAGTCAGTACTTCTTTGATAGACAAGTAACTCCGACTATAACTTTGTGGTCAACACCTGATGCCACATACACATTAGTTTATTATTATGTAAGCCGTATTCAAGATGCAGATGCTTTAGTCAATAATGCCGATGCTCCGTTTAGATTTCTTCCTTGTATGGTAGCAGGTCTTGCTTATTACTTAGCTATGAAGAAAGCACCAGAGAGAGTTCAGCTATTGAAAGCTGTTTATGAAGAAGAATTTCAAAGAGCCGCAGCCGAGGATGCTAATAGTACTCCTTTAAAATTAACCCCTAGCATGACATACTATAGTTATTGATATGACAAATATAATAGAAACAAAATTTGGAACCTTAGTTAATACTAGTAAGATAGCTTCTGGTAGTGCTTCAACAATAAAAAAGTCTGGAGCTTTTTATAACTTTTCTATCAAGCTAAGTAATGATGACATTCGTGAATATTCTTTTACAGACAGACAAAGAGCAGAGAATATGAGAAAGATTCTAATTAGTCATTTAGAAGAAAAGATCAAGATGGATTATAAGAAGCATGGCTAGATTTGCAATAGGTAGAAGAGCATGGGGATATTCAGATCGATCTGGATTCCGTTATCGCTTAAAAGAAATGAAGACAGAGTGGAATGGTTTGAAGGTCGGCCCAGATGAGTATGAAGCTAAACATCCACAGTTAGAGCCTAATCACCCTGGCCCAGATCCGACAGCCTTGTACCAACCACGAGTGGACGGAAGGTCAGAAGTGACCGTAGAGAATCTTCTTGGTCTTAATCCTTTTACGAGTACCGCTAGTAGTGCGGTGATTACAGTTCTTGAGCCATCTCATGGCAGAAGCACAAGTGACACAGTTAGATTTAGAAATGCTTCTAGCTTTGATGGTTTTACCAAAACTGTTTTAGAAAATGCTAGTGGTTATAGTATTACTAAAATTGACGATAACAGATACAGCTTTACTGCTAGTAGTGGTACGGCAACAAGTGGTACAAAAGGTGGTGGTGGTAGAGTTACTGCTGGCCCAGTTACATTGGGGACATAAATGAGTTTTACATTAGCAACATTAAAAACAGCCATACAAGAATACACAGACAATGATGAAACAGTTTTTGTCTCACAACTTAATAACTTTATTAAAGCTGCCGAAGAAAAAATATTCAAAAGTATTGATTTAGATATATTCAGAAAGAATGTAACAAGTGCTGTTACAACATCTGATCCTTATTTAAGTGTTCCTGCTGATTTTTTAAGTTCATTTTCTTTACAAATAACAACAACTGGATCAGAGAATTTTCTTTTACAGAAGGATGTTAATTTTTTAAGAGAGTATTCTCCTAGTTCATCAACAACAGGCACACCTAAATATTATGCTAAATTTGATATAGATAATTTTATTTTAGCACCGACTCCAGATGCAAACTACACCGTTGAATTACACTATTATTATAGACCAGCTAGTTTGACCGCAGGAGCCGACAGTGGTACAACTTGGATTAGTACAAACGCACCTTTTGCATTGCTTTATGGTTCTCTTATAGAGGCATATACATTTATGAAAGGTGAGCCAGACGTAATACAAAACTACGATAAATTGTATATGCAGTATCTAGAAAGATTAAAAGATTTTGGAGAAGCAAGAGAAAATACAGATGGCTATAGATCAGGTCTACCATCAAGACCAAGAACATAGGAGTTAAATATGGCAACAGCAAATGCAGCAACCAATTACTTAGAGAGAAGATTATTACATTATATCTTTAAAAATGATTCTCTAAGTTTTTCTAGTCCTGGGGACAGTATTTATGTTGGACTTGCAACGGCAGTAAGTGCAGCAGAAACAGGTTCTTTGACAGAAGCAACCTTTACAAATTATGCAAGACAACAAGTAGCGGCTTCTGGTTGGACAACTATTGGAGACGATAGTACAGACACACAGACTGCAACAAATGCATCTAATATTGAGTTTCCAGCATCTGGTGGTACAACAGAGACAATTACTCATGTTTTTGTAGCTGATGCTTTGACAAGTGGTAATATACTATTTGTAGGATCTTTGGATGCTAATAAAACAATAGCATCTGGTGATATTTTTAGAATTAATGCAGGGAATCTAACAGTAGAGTTGAAGTAATGGCATTAGTAATATCAGACAGAGTAAAAGAAACAACCACAACAACTGGTACTGGCACCCTTACTTTAGGTGGAGCCGTTACTGGTTTTGAGACTTTTACTGCCAATCTTAGTGATGGAGATACAACATATTATGCTTGTACTGACAACACAGATTTTGAGGTTGGTCTTGGTACTTTTACTGCTTCTGGTACAACTTTAGCAAGAACAACAATATTAGCCAGTTCTAATTCTGGCAGTGCCGTGAACTGGGGTGTGGGAACAAGAACAGTTTTTTGTACATTACCAGCCGCAAAGACAGTGTTTTTAGATGCAAGTAACGTAACAAATATTAGCAATTTAAAACTAGCTAGTGGTGCAACAGTTACAGCTATTCTTGATGAAGATGGATTATCTTCTGACAGTGCTACATCTTTAGCAACACAGCAATCTATTAAGGCTTATGTAGATGCACAAGTAACTGTTCAAGACTTAGATTTTCAAGGTGATAGTGGTGGTGCATTAAGTATAGATCTCGACAGTGAAACTTTAGATATTGCAGGTGGAACAGGTATTGATACAAGTGGGTCTTCTAATACACTTACTGTAGCTATTGACAGCACTGTAGCAACTTTATCTGGTTCACAAACTTTAACAAATAAAACAATCGATGTTGACAACAACACTGTATCTAATATTGAAGTTGACAATCTTAAATCAGGTGTATTAGACACTGATTTATCTTCTGTTTCAGCTAGTGATGATACATTGGCTTCTGCAAAAGCAGTTAAAACTTATGTAGATGCACAAGTAACTGCACAAGATTTAGATTTTCAAGGTGATAGTGGTGGTGCACTAAGTATAGATTTAGATAGTGAAGTATTAGACATTGCTGGTGGCACAGGTATTGATACATCAGGCTCAGGCAATACACTTACAGTTGCTATTGATAGCACTGTAGCAACTTTATCTGGCACACAAACTTTAACAAATAAAAGCATTGATGCAAGTCAACTTACAGGAACTGTAGCTAATGCAAGACTAGACGCACAACTACAAGACGTTGCAGGACTAGCCGTAACTAATGGCAACTTTATTGTAGGAGATGGTGCAAACTTTGTAGCAGAGTCTGGAGCCACTGCAAGAACATCACTCGGTCTTGGTACAGCTGCCGTAACAAACACTGGTATATCTAATGGTAATACTTTGGTAGCAGATTCGACAGTAGCTGATGATGATTTTTTAAGAATTAATGGCACTAGTGTGGAAGGAAGAAGTGCTTCAGAAGTTCGTAGCGATATTTCTGCAATAACATTAACAGAAGCATCAGAAGAGGCAACGGCATTAGCAATAGCGTTAGGATAAAGATATGGCAAATACATTTAAATTAGTAACAAAGGCAGGAGTAACGACTGAAGATGTTATTTACACAGTAGCTTCATCAACGACTACAGTTGTCTTAGGTGTTATGCTAGGCAACACAACAACAAGTCAAGTTACGGCAACTGTTACATTAAGTTCTGACACTGCAAATAGAGCAGGAGCCAATAACGAAGCGAACCAAGACGTAGAATTAATTACAAACGCACCTATACCAGCAGGGTCTTCTTTAGAACTACTAGCAGGGAATAAAATAAATATGGAAACAACAGATGTATTAAAACTTACTGCATCTGGTGCGACAGATATTGCTTTATCAATTATGGAGATAACATAATGCCCTTTATCGGTAAAACTCCAGTTACAACATTCGAGGCTACAACTGCCGTAGATAGATTCAATGGCGATGGATCGGATACCACATTTACATTAAGCAGATCAGTAAGTTCAGTACAAGATGTGCTTGTATCTGTAGATGGTGTTGTACAAGATACATCAGCCTACACAATACCAGATGGCACAACATTGACATTTACAGAAGCACCTAGTTCTGGAACTGCAAATATCTTTGTAAACTTTTTAGCACCACAAACTGGCACAGTTACACCTGCAGCCGAGAACAAAGGTAACTTTAAGGCAGGTGGTTTGTTTAGAACTAATGCACAAAACTTAACTGCTGATACAACAATATTAGCTACAGAAAATGCACAGGTAACAGGAACAATTACTGTAGATAGTGGTGTTACATTGACAGTGAACAGTGGTGGAAGGTTGGTGATATCATGAGTACAATCAAGGTAGATACAATACAAACTCGTGCAGG